CATAATGTATTTATCTAAAGAAGATAAAGGTTCTTTTATAGATGCTTGTTTTCACTATTGGAATAAAGATTGTAAAATGACTTACACTAAAATGTCTAGACGAATTGGAAAAGAGTCTTTAGATATATTGATAGACGAGAGCATGATTGAAAAAAAGGACAACCAAATTAAAATAAAATTTTTAGATAAACAATATAAAGAACGAAAAGAACAATATTTAAAAAGAGTTGACGCAGCTAAAAAGTCTAAGAAAAAAACTACTTTTAGTGATCCAATACACAAAAACACAGACTCTCTAAACAAATTTTTAAGCACTATAAATGGCAATACTAAGTAAGGGTTACGGTTTAGAATACGCAATCAAATATAAGAACGGAGAAATTAAGAAAGGGCTAGGGATAGGGTGTCCAATTACTGATAAGTTTGTGAGGTTTAAACCTGGACAAATGGTTGTAGTAAGTGGCTTTCCAAATGTAGGTAAAACATATTTTTTTATTTGGTATTTACTTTGTCACGCTATAAATAATGATTTAAAATGGTGTGTGTGGAGTGGAGAGAACTCACCAGAGCTATTAAAAATTAGTATGATCCAAATGTTAACAGGTCAAAAGGTTGAGGATCTTTCTGAGTCTGAAATAAAAAAACAGATTGAAATAATAGACACCTATTTTAAGTTTGTAGATAATAGAAAGCTATATACTGCTGGAGATTTATTAAACATATTTGCTAAAGAAAATGTTGACGGTTGTTTAATTGATCCCTATACTGGTTTAAATATTGAAAGAGGTGGTAAACTTGGGCAGTTTGACAGAAACTATTTGTTCTGCAATAACGTTAGAGAGTTCTGTAACAAGACAGGAAAGACTATTTATATTAATACACATCCAATAAGTGAAGCAGCTAGAAGAGTATACAAGCCTGGCCATCCTTTAGAGGGCTATGTTCAACCTCCTAAGGCTAGTGATATTGAAGGAGGCATGGGCTTTATAAATAGGGCAGACGATGTGTTTGCTATTCATAGACTTGGAAACCATCCAGACTTTAAAACAATGACAGAACTGCACGTACAAAAAGTAAAAAATGTAATGACTGGCGGTGAACTTACAACACTAGACGAGCCTTTAAGATTTAATTTCTATAATGGCTATTATACAATCGGAGGAAATAACCCACTAAAACACATACAAAATGGATGAATTAGACGTAATGTTAAGAAAAAATAAGCTAGATATAATGATTATAAAAGCTAGTGCAGATATTGAAAAAAATAATAACCCAGCAAAAAAAGAAGGGTTAGAAGTTTTAGTAGATATCCTGTCTTTAATACATGACTTACAGCATGAAATTAGAGAGAACTATAGATCAATAGCTAAATTAAAATATCAAAACGCTGTAGCATATAAAGAAAATGCTATTTTAAAAACAGATTTTTCAACGTATAAACACAACTTAAAACAAACAGAATTAAAATCAACAGAAAATGGATAAAATTTATTTTACTATATTAGCATCACACATAGTCAGTTTTTTAACAGGCTGTTTATTTACTTTTTTAATAGAAAAAATATTTATCAAGGAATGAAAAAGAGAGCTTTAAATGAATACAGACAAACAAAGGACACAGACTATAAGCACCCTTATAGCCCTACTGATCGTAATATTAATTTATTGTGTAGGATTTATCCTAATGACGCTGAATTGGGCAAAATAATAAGAAAACACTTTCAAATATTATGACTTTAAATTCAAATCAGAAAGGAAAACGTTTTGAAAGAGACGTGGCCAAACAACTAAATAAAAAGTTTAATACTAATGTTAGACGTACTCCAATGAGTGGCGGAATGAGTATTAAAGGCGATATTATAGACATAAACCCAGACTCTATTTTATTTGACTATCACTGGGAATGTAAGAACCAAGAAAAGCTAAACATCTGGAAAGCCTTAGAACAGGCTAGAAATGATAAACCAATGGGGAAAACTCCTGTTGTAGTGTTTCGTAAAAACTTTGAGAGAGACTACGCCTGTTTAGAATTTGAGGACTTTATGAATTTACTATTAACTATACAACAACTACAAGATGAAATCAACACTAAACCGAATAGCGGAAATAGTTAAGGAATACAAACAAACTGACGTACTAGATGGCAATAACCTTAACAAACAGCTAAAAGAATTGACTGCGTATTTATACCATATAGAAACTAAAAGAACTAAAGCACATCAAGACTATGAGAGAATAATACATAATAGAGTTAAAGAAGGTTTTTCTGTAGCTAGAGCAACTAATGAAGCTAATGTAGAAGTCCCCGAAATGTATCAGCTTAGAAGATTATTAGAGTCTGGATATAGAGTAGTAGACGCAATGAGAACTAACATAAGTTTTCTTAAGTCTGAAATGTACAACATAACTAAGGAGTATTAATGAATAGAAAGCTAATTAAAAAAATAGAAAACTTTATATTTTGGATAGGTAGGGAATACAATGTAGTCAATTTAGAGGACTTTAAACAAGACATTTTTATCATACTACTTAACAAGGGAGAAGATTTTATTTTAAGATTAGAAGCAGAAAACAGTATTAAAAAATATGTTTATAAACTTTGCCTCTATCAAATAATTAGCGAGCGTGGACAATACAGAACAAAATACTATATACCTAGCCACTTTAGTAGTATAGAAGATATAGAAACTTATTCTAACAGCTGTTTTAAAGATCATGTTTTACAAGACTTAATAGACTCTCTAGATGGCTTAGATAAAATAATGATGGAACAATTATTAATTTGTAGTGGAAATAGAAACTGTTTAGCTGAGAAAAGCGACATTCACCGTAATACAATACAATATAAGTTTAAAGAATTAGCAAATAAAATAAAACAAAAATGGACATTAAATGAATTCTATAGTTAACATATTACTAATAATTACCATAGCTACAACGTGGGTAGACTATGCTAGACCTTTGATTGATAAATGGGACTACAAGCCTTTTAACTGTAGCTTTTGTATTAGCTTCTGGTTATCCTTAATTTATTTTTTAATAACTTTAAACCCAATAATATTAATAACACCGCTAATTTTACGTATAATTGAAAGACGATTATTATGACAATAGAAGAAACAATCAAATTTTATAACACCTCTCAAGCCTTTCCTGGTTCTGTAGATATATCTTTTTTAAGAAACAACTTAGAACCTATATTAAAAGAAATACATCCAGACATGAAAGTAAGTTGGGCTTGTAATAGTTGCGTTAAAAGTCAAATGCAAATCTTATTTAATTGGCTAACTGAAAAAGAAGCTAAAGAAGTTAAACAAGTAAAAAAGAAAAAGAATGTTAGACGAAAACGAGTCACTAAAAAATGACTTTAGCTATGGCTATTATATAGACGAAGAGGGTTTGTACTTCTATTCTGAAATGAATGGAGAGACTTATCAATGTTTTGATATTAATGGAGTGGCCTCGACAACGTTTAATTTTGAAACAGATTATAGAATATTAGAGCTGGCATATATACAAGAAGAAAATGATTTTGGAGAAAACTAAAAAAGAAATGTTAAAAAGAAGATTAACATATAATGATAAAAGAGTATATATAAAATCCTTAGGCAGTAATATAGCTATTGTTAGTCATACCGAAGAGGGTAATTATAAACAGTTTAAAGTTAATATTGAGGACCTAGTAGACTTTAAATGAAACTAACACCTAAAGAAATAAAAGAGCAAAAGGCTTTATTTGGTAGTAAGGCAGTAAATTACTTTGTTAGGTTTATGGAAGCTAAAAGAAAATGGAGGAGACTACCCGACTCATTTATAAAACAAGTTATAGACAATAGCGAGAAACTATGAAAACAGTCAATAGTATATCAGGTGGTAAAACATCAGCTTACATAGCAGCTAATTACAAAGCTGACTATAATGTATTTAGTTTAGTCAGAACTGATGACAAAAACTGTATCTATCCAGATGCAAAAGTTAGGCAGTTGGTATCTGATAAATTAGGAACAGAGTTTATAGGCACTTTAGAAGATGATGTTATCATAAATACTATTTTAGATTTAGAGCAGTTTATAGGTCAGGAAATACATTGGGTAACTGGTAAGACGTTTGATAAGGTTATTGATAGAAACGGAAAGACAAGAGTTCCACAAGTTACAGGTAGATTTTGCACGAATCAAATGAAGATAAGACCTATACAAGAGTGGTGGTATAAAACAATTAACGAAACTATTGATATGAGAATAGGTTTTAGAGCTAATGAAATTAACAGGGTTTTAAATACAAAAAGTAAATTAGATAAAGACGGCTTTGAAACTGATAAAATTAGAATAGAAATAAACCAAAATAAAAACGATAAGTGGAAAAAATTTAAATGGAGAAAAATAAGTTTTCCTCTTGTAAATAACAATATATATAAAGACCAAATAGAAGAATACTGGAGAGACAAACCTGTAAGATTTGCTTGGCAAAATAATTGCATTGGATGTTTTCACGCTAACCCTTTAAACTTAAATCATAAAAGTAAAAAGTTTCCAAATAAGTTCAATTGGTTTATAAATGCAGAAAAAAAATGTATGAAAGATTATAATAATAGAAAATGGTTAATGGGTGAATATAATAATTTAACATACGAACAAATTAAAAACTGGAAAACACAAATAGAATTATTTGACAATGATTTTAATGATTGTGATTCTGGTTATTGTGGACTATGAAAACAGAATATCTAATAAAAAAAATAGCTGAGGAAGTTACAGAACTACTACTACAAAAGAATGCAGACTATGGAGACACAGCTAACAATCCAATAGCTATATTCAGCAAGCTAGATTCAATAGAGGCTATTAGTGCTAGAATAGATGACAAACTATCTAGAATTAAAAACAAAGGCATAAACGATAAAACAGAAGATACAGTCACAGACTTAATAGGCTATCTAATATTATTAAAAGTTTCACTAAGACAAAAGAATGAGTAATATAACAAACGAGGACAATATGCAGTTAATGGCTAGGTATGAAGATAATTACTTTGACCTAGCTATTGTTGACCCCCCTTACAGAGATGAGAATAAACCTACAAAATATATGCGTGTAGGTGGAAGTATGAATTCTTTAAATGGAAGACCTAGTAAGGGGTATTGGAACGAATTACACAGGGTGAGTAAAAATCAGATTATTTGGGGAGCTAACAATTTTGAGTTGCCTCAATGGAAGGGTTTTGTTGTTTGGAATAAGAAAAAAATATCAGAAAAGTTTTCGATGTCTATGGCTGAAATAGCAAGTCTTTCTGAAAACATAAGTACAATATCTAAAATAGTAGAAATGGTTCCAAGTAATAACGAAAAAATACATCCAACTCAAAAACCTGTTAAATTGTATGAATGGCTTTTAATGAACTACGCTAAAGAAGGAGATAAGATATTAGACACGCACTTAGGAAGTGGCTCAATAGCTATTGCTTGCCACAACTTAGGATATGACCTTACAGCTTGTGAATTAGATAAAGAGTATTATAATGCAGCAATGAAAAGAATAGAACAACACAAAGCACAATTAACAATATTTAATGTCTAATAAACTAACACCTAAACAAAGTAAATTCGCTGAAGAGTATGTTAATACTGGCAATGCTTCAGAGGCTTATAGGCGTGCTTATGATGTTGGTCAAGACACTAAGTTAGAGACTATAGCAACTAAGGCTAGTCACCTCTTAGCTCAGTACAATATCAGTACAAGGGTGCAAGAATTGAAAACAAAAGAAGCAGAAGCCTTTCAAATAACCAGAAAGGAAGTAGCTGAGGGCTATTTTAAAATGATTAAATCTTGGGAGTATCTAATGGACCTAGCAGCAAAAGAAAACCTCTCTAAAGAGCAGAAAGCTAAATTCTATTTACTTAAAGAAATGGTAAAGGGTTCTGACTATCG